TATTGATTTAATCAACTGTCACCCTTACGAAGTATTAAATAAAGCAGATCATGGCATTGATCTCTGGTTAATGCACAATGGCATTTTGCATACAGACAATAAAGATGATTTATCTAAGTCTGATACATGGCACTATATTAAAAATTACCTAGTGCCTATGCTCGCTAAAAATCCCGATTATGCTTTTACAGAATCATTTAATGAAATAATCTCGGATCATATCGGCACAAGTAATAAATTCGTTATTATGGATAACTTAGGACGGCAAGCTGTCATAAATCAGGATCAAGGGGTTTATTGGGCTGGTTTATGGTTATCGAATACCTATGCATGGAGTGCCAGCAATACAGCTAAAGCTAATCCCGAAAATGATTTAACTTTATGGGAAAGCCAGATTTTAGAAAATCCTGATAAACCTAAAATCAATTCTTATTCCTATGATTACAATTCTTATAATTATGGTTATGGTAATTATTCAAGCTATGGATCTAAAAATAGTATTGATAATGCTAATGATTATGTAGATCGAGAATTAGATTTAATAGTGAATGATTTTTTTGATCTCGGATACGATAAAGCAGGATCGCTATCTTATACGCAAGCAAAAAGATTTATATCTCGATTCGGATTAGCTAGTTTTCAGGATCTAGCAATTATGGTTATGGATAATCAAATTGACGAAAATACTTTTATCAGATCTATATCTGATTTTGCGTATGCAAAAAATATATTCGATTGGTTATCTAGCGAAGAATCTAAGATCGCAAGGGCAGAAAATGAGATTGCTTATTTCTAGGATCTATGAATTTTTTATGCGAATCCGATTATTGATCTTATTAATATTCCTTTATTAGATCTATAAACCCTTAAACCCTTTGCCCTGATCGCTGTATGGATCAGGGTTTTTTATTGCCCTAAAGCCCTGTATTAAAGCTCTAAAGCCCTTATCAGATAACCTATACCCTTTTAAAGGGCTTTAAAAGCCCTATAAGGCATTATTTTACCCTTTATAAGGGGTAGATAGCCAAAACTTAAAAAACGGCTCAAAAGCCCTAAAAATGCCCTTAAAATTGAATTAGGGTTTACCCTAGGTTTACAGCTCGAGATTTTTACATATTTTCATATTATAAAATGTTTCTCATTATATACAATTTCCCACTTATATGACTAGAATGGTGACTTAAGCGGTGACCTAAATGGTAGGCTAAGGTGACCTCAATGGTGACCTAAAGGGTGACCTAAATGGTGGATTAGGGTTTATCCTAATGTTGACAAATAAAATTTATGTAATACTGAGATCGTTGTAACTAGCCTGAAAGGAATTAAAATGAAATTACTAGCTTTCCTGACCTCAATGGTGGTTTCAAGCGGAGTCTATGCTTGTAAAACTGTTATTATTGATACACCCAAAGGCACGACAGTATGCTATATTTGTGCTGATGGTAAAATTATTAACTGCGATAAACTTTAGGAGAAAATGATGCACTGCACAGTATGTGATAAATTATTAAATGATTACGAAGCTACTCGGAAAACCCTTGATGGTAAGTATCTGGATATGTGTCAAGATTGCTACACAGGTTTAGAGATCTTGATACCAACAATCGACAGAAAAGACCTGTTGCATGAAACAGAGATGCCTAGCCCTGATGCTGAGTATGACTATTATCAAGATTCTGTTGATTTAGATGACTTTCATGGTGATGTCTATGCAGATCGTTAGAGCACTAAAGACCTTTATAGATAATATAGTTATATTATTTAGATTATTATTTAAACTCTAAAGCTCTAGAGATCTAAAGAACAATACAGAGTCTATAAAGTGAAAGTAGCATACTTTTATGATTCTGTCAATAGCAAGTGTTGTTTTTATGCAATTGTATTTATTATTAATCTATGATATTGTCTCAACTACAAGGAGGATTTATGCACCACAACGAAGAAGCAAGGTATCATTTCATCATGATGGACTTTGTCGATCTAATCGGGGATTATGGCTATGATGCAGTAATGGCTGATTTGGATGTTGCTATTGCTGATAAGGTCAATCGATTAGTTCAACGGGCAGTATTGGAGGATAAAGATGAATAAGATGGGTATGGAATTGATTACAGACCATGAACGATCCGCAATCTGGGATCATGATAAGAATAATTGGGATGTCGCTGATAAGATGGTTTATCAATGGAAGAATAAGACAGAACAATCACCTAGATTTAGTATTCTTCATGATGCTTTAGATTGGATGATTAAGCGTAATTCATGAAAAACCTTGTGTATGTCGCTGTATTCTGTTTTGGTATCTTGGTTGGCTATGTTGCTGGTCGTATGGAATGGGCGCATGAGGATTGTTATGACGCAACAGGCAAGTATCAGCGCTATGAGGCTTGGTTAAGTGTTAAGGATGGGATTTATCGTTGTTTTTGGATTGAGAAGGATTTCCCGCATCGTGTTAGGGTACAGGGTGTTATAGATGTAAGGTAACATTCTCGTTACATTATAGCCTATAAGGATACATTTATGTTACATTTTACAACTTAGGAGGATTTATGACACAGTATTATAATTTGAGTAATGCGTTAGATACGCTAGAATTTCAGATGCAATCGTTTACGGCTGTATTAGAAACATTGGCATCGGCTGATCCTGATGATCTCACTAGCGGAACCATGTGGTTTCTCCACGACACAGTAAAACGCTATCAAGATCAGATTAACCTAATTTCAGGTCAAGCGATGATGGCTCACATTGATGCACAAGAAACAGAAACTAAGAAAGGCAAAAACAAAGTAAATGCTAATGCAAAAACAAAGTAAATTTATTAAGCACATAGCTTGTGAGAAGTGTGGATCAAGCGATGGAAATGCTTTATATGACGATGGACATTCACATTGTTTTGTGTGTAATGCCTATGTCACAGGCGATGGGGTTGTAACTTACGATACTAAACCCATGAATAAAGATCTAGAGTTTTACCAAAAATCTGCAACAAGTGCTATTCCTGAACGGGGTATCACTTCTGCGGTATGCGTGAAGTATGGAGTCAAGCAAGAAAACAATAAGCACCATTATCCTTATTATGACGCTAACAGTAACTTGGTTGCCGTCAAGACTAGATTGGTGGCAAATAAAAATTTCTTAATCGCAGGTGACTTCAATGGTGCGACATTGTTCGGGCAACATTTATTCTCTAAAGGTGGTCGCTACATTACCATCTGCGAGGGTGAATTAGACGCTCTGTCAGCGTTTCAGATGATGGGGGCTAAGTATCCTGTCGTATCAGTCAGAAACGGCGCACAGGCTGCTTTAAAGGACTGCAAAGCCCAGTTTGAATACATCGATTCCTTCGAGAACATTATCCTCGCCTTTGATGTCGATGAAGTCGGGCAGAAGGCGGCTCAAGCGGTAGCTGAGTTGTTTGGCGGTAAGGTGAAGATTATGAAAATGCGGACAGGATTGAAAGACGCATCTGATTATCTCCAGCGAAAAGCCGATCCTGCGTTTATTGAAGATTGGTGGAAAGCTGACCCTTATGTGCCTGATGGCATCATCCAAGGCTCAAGTCTGTGGGATGTAGTATCTCAGCCTATTGACAAGGCAGAAGTAGATTATCCCTATTCTGGTATAAACAAACTAACCTATGGCATTCGTAAGGGCGAGCTAGTTATGATTACTGCCGGATCAGGTTTAGGCAAATCACAGTTCTTGCGTGAGATTGTGTGGCATATTCTATCTAAGACCGAGGACAATATCGGCATGATGTTCTTGGAAGAAGGTGTGCGTAAGACTGCTAGATCGCTGATGTCATTGGCATTGAATAAACCAATTCACTTACCTGATGTGGATGTTACTGAGGAGGAATTAAAAGATGGTTTTGCTAGAACTTTGGGAACTGATCGCCTTTATCTTTTCGATCACTTTGGTAGTAGTAACCTTGATAATATTGTCAATCGTGTTCGTTATATGGCAAAAGGACTCGGATGTGGCTATGTGGTGCTGGATCACATTAGTATCATTGTTAGTGGTGGCGACGTTGGCGATGAACGGAAGGCACTTGATGCTATTATGACTCGCTTGCGGATGCTGGTTCAGGAAACAGGAATTAGTTTGCTTTGTGTGTCGCATTTAAAGCGTCCTGAGAGCAAAGGTCACGAGGAAGGGGCTGTTACTTCGCTGGCTCAGTTGCGTGGCTCTGGCTCGATTGCACAACTATCGGACATCGTGATTGGACTTGAGCGTAACGGACAGGCTAATGATCCAATCGAGAGAAACACTACCCATGTTAGGGTTTTAAAGAATCGCTTTAGCGGTTACACTGGCGGTGCTGGCGATTTGCTATATAATTCTTCAACCGGTCGTATGTTAGAAATACAGGAGACAATATGAAAGACGATTTACTTGAAAAAGCATTAAAGTATGCTCAACACGATGATTATCATGTAACTAAAAGAATCATCACAGATCTATGTAATGAGATTGATCGATTGCGTGAACTGAACAAGGATGTCTTTAGTCGCATTCAGGATAACAAGGAGATGTTTAATAACGCTGAACGCTATCTTTGGTTACGCAATTCAGCTTGGGATGTACCAACCACAGCGACTGCACCAATTGTAGTAAACTGTGATAATCGAATGTCTCAATTTGAATACTTAGATGGAGAAGTTCTTGATATTGTTATTGATAAATGGCGACAAGCATAATGCTATTCTTTAAATGGCTTGCTACCTGTTTCTGCTTAATCGGTATTGCACTAACCAGCTTTAATATCTACCCACTAAATATTGTTCTTAGTGGTATAGGTAGTGCAATGTGGGCTTGGGCAGGCTGGAAGCAACGGGACAATCCGTTATTGATTGTTGAGCTAGTAGCGGTTGTGTTTTATATATCAGGAATGATTTCGTGGATGAAGTAAGCAAAAGAGTATTTGAATTAGCACGGGGATGTATTGACGAACTTGAGAAACAAAAGCAATACATTCAATTATTAGAACAGTATATTGAGGAGTTAGAAAATGGTGTGGAAGTGTCCACCACTGAACCTGTTCAATTGGAACAACCTATGGAAATGGAGGAATCAAATGACAACATGGACA